TGACATTACCCGCCAAAGGCCCGGTAAAAGCCGTGGCAAGAAGGTTTACAAATACTTGCGTGACCGTTGCGCCAGACCCCCCGCCGTCAAATTTTAAAATAACGTCTTTACCCGCAGGAACTTCAAAATCGTTGGACGCGTTATACGTGCCCTGAAACAAGATCAAAGACCTGCTTCCACTTAAAGAGTTGCGAACGTGGACAATTTTTTCCGCGTTATTGGGAGTCAATTGAAAATAAGCACTGCCGCCTATGTCTCCGCTATCGGTAAACTCTATAAATTTATTTCGACCGTTTGATACAGCGCCGTCCGTGATAGGCAAAATATTAGGAGAGCCGGTGCTTCCTGTAGCGGCCACAGTGATTGAAATAGCGCCGTCAATAGCGCCGTCAATCAAATCAAAATTTGTGTTGGTTGTGCCTCCCCAAGTACCGGATTGCTCGCCTGTTGCAATCTTTTCGATACCAAGGTTTGTAGTATATGTACTAGGCATGATTTCCTCTCTATGCCGCTATTTCGACCCAATTTGCATTTTGGTTAGGAGTAATAGAACTCCACGATAATTGACCAATTTGTCCCACTTGTCCGGTAGCTTCAACTCCGGTAACAAGAACACTTATCTCACCGCTTGCTGTAACAGCCCCTACTTGTGCCCTTAAACGCGGGCTAGTGAGCGTAACAGCAACGCCGGAACCTTCTACAATTGTTACCGATCCTATGCCGCCCGTTGCCGCTACACCCGTAACAGCGGCTTGTCCCGCCGCGTCTACAAGAACACTGCCGACGCTTCCTGTTGCCGAAACACCTGTGACAGAAGCACTTGCACCGCCTGTAACAGAAGCACTTCCTACCGTTCCTGTTGCCGAAACACCTGTGACACTGACTGCGGAACTTAGATTAACCGAAATAGCTAAACTGTTATCGGCCAGCGTTGCAAAAGGTTCTTCTGATAGCGACAAACCGCCAAGAAGAGAGCCGCCAACATCAAGGGCTACCATTGGCATCGAAGCCGAAAGCCCTGTCACGTTTACGGGAGCATTTATGGATGATGCGACCGATCCGACGCCGCCCGTTGCCGCTATGCCCGTGACGGGGACATTAGCCGCCGCTTGCGTTGCAACCGATCCGACGCCGCCCGTTGCCGCTATGCCCGTGACACTAGAATCAGCATCACCATTAACCCCTACAGCGCCAACTCCTCCGGTCGCGGCAATGCCCGTAACACTGACCACCGCATTAGGATTAATTTGCGCTTGGCTTAAAGAAAATCTGGAAAAGCTACTTATACCAAACATAGGAGTTTAAAACCTCTTTAGCCGCCGAACCCTAATCCGCCCCAGCCGGAATCGTCCGCATCATAAACGCCGTCGTCGTTGGTGTCGCAGTAGCGTTGCCAAGAAATCATGTTGAACGTTAAGCCTTCAGACCACGGCACATAATTTTTACACCACTCATGCGAGCCTACTTGGTACTGCTCCTCAACGGGACCCGTATAGGTAGAATCACGCTTAGTGCTGGGGTGGATTCGCTTAAAAAAAACCCCACCGTCTTGATACGAATTCTTAATATAGACATCCGCAGGGGTGACAAAGACGTTTTCACCTTCTTTGACGGTGTATGTAGTCCCGTCGGGGTAGTCAATGTATATCTGGGCAAAGGCCAAGGGTGATGCAAGTAAAGCCAAAAATAAAATTCTAAACATAGTACGCTCCTTAGAGTTAAGTAATGCCAGCCAACTTTTTGGCTCTTGCCAAATCATTCTCGTGGGCTGTCTGGCAATGATACTTCTGGAACGGATAGAAAAGAAGATCTATCGCATAACGAGCTTGACTCCAGCCAATCCGGTCCCTAAGCCTCCATGAGCGGCCACTAATCGACTCATTTGCGTTGGTTCCCAGCAAAAGAGTGACGTTAAGCAGTTGAGACACGGCGTCCCCCACTCTGATTAAATAATCAAAAAAATGAACCATCAAAAAGTGATGCTCCCTGATCCATTGAATTTGTATATTTTGTAACTTCCGTCAGTGCTTTGACTTGGGCTTCCAGTGGTGCCGGTTGCGGTTAAGAGTGTCCTGACAATAACAATTCCAGATCCACCGTTACCGCCCGAGCCGCCTTGTGTGCCATTACATCCGCCGCCGCCCCCGCCACTACCCGTGTTGGTGGTGCCTGATGCGGCTGTGCTGTTGGGGTAGCCGCCTCTGCCGCCGCCTCCGGAGCCGCCTTGCCCTTGGTATCCGTTAAACGAAACGCCACCACCGCCACCACCTGCCCGAATGGTGCTTGAGCCTGTTATGGCGCTTGTCTTTCCGCTACCGCCATTGCCATATGCGCCGACTCCGCCGGAATTTTGGGCAGTTGATCCTGCCGACCCAGCGCCGCCTCCGCCGCCTCCGCCGCCAGAGGTACTGCCGCCGTTTCCATCGCCAGCATCGTTACCCTCGGAGGGATTGTACCCGCCCAGATTACCCGACCCGCCCGAACTTCCGCCGCCTAAAAAACCGCTTCCGGCACCCCCAGAACCTCCGTTGCCCCCCGGCCTAGCTCCACCGGTAGTGTTATAGCCGTAAAAAGACGAAGTAGATCCGTCGTTGCCAGCACTTGCTCCGGCCCCGACGGTCACGGTGTATGTAGTGCCCCGGACTATGGCAAGTTCCGTAAATTCCCTGTAGCCGCCAGCGCCCGCGCCACCACTTGGGGCACTGCCCCCGCCAACATCATAACCGCCCCCGCCGCCAGCAATAATAAGCGCGTCCATGAAAGCAGAGGCCAATCCGGAAGGATTAAAACCCTTTAGGGATGCCGCGCCGATTGTGGAAAAGAGAGGCATTACGCGAACTGAGTCTGACTAGCCAAAACAGTGAATGTAGCGTTCGCCGTTTTGATAATGCTGAACGTATAGGAATCAATAGATGATGCGTTACCAGAAGAGGGGGCGGTCCCACCCGACCACTCAGGAGTAACGCTTGACCCGTCTACTTGGTAGCTATTTAGGTAATAAGCAGAACTGCCCTGTGTCATCAGAACCGCCGCCGTCATGCTCTCTCCCACAGCCATAATACTGTTAAGCGCAGTTGAGCCGTCTCCGCGAAAATTAATTGTCCTGTTTGCACTTTGATTTGCCGTGTAAAGCTCCACGGCCTGCGCCAACAAGTCAAAATTAATTGTGCCCGTACCGCTGGTTTGCACGGTAACCTTTTCAATCATCTCGGCAACAGAGGTCGTGCCAATAAAGTTAACCTTGGCACTGGCGTCAGCCGTTACAGCTTTCGACGCCTCGGATGTACCCAGCGTAGTAATGTCTACATAATTAATCTCGGTGCCTGTGGCCGTTATAGCCGTGCTGTCGTTTATCTTAGGCGACGTAAGCGTCTTGTTGGTAAGTGTCTGAGTTGCAGTGTCAGAAACAAGGTTGCTTCCAGCGGAGGGCAAGGTCAGCGTGTTTGTGGCGGTTTCGGAATGCGGTGCGCCCTGCACAGTCTGCGCGTGTGCGTTGCTAGACTCGCAATAAAACTTGATTTTCGATACTGCTCCGGCATTCTTTAGGTCTATCAGGCCACTTTCAATGCCGACATTACCGTCAATAGTTACCTTGCCGGTAGCGTCCTCAAAAACAGCTTTGTCTGACGGGTACGCGCAAAATATAATCTTTGATCCTGCCTGTAGGTTTACTGCCGATCCGCTGTTTGAGCTAGCAAAAACCGTCGTTCTGGTTAGGGTGTTCCCCGAGCTAGCATAAGTACCCAAGCCCACTTCAAACGCAGTGTTGTTGGAGTCAACAATCCCGTAGTAAGTCGTATCACCGTCAGACAACACTGAAGAGAACGTAACAAAATTGCTTTCAGCGCCCGCCAAAGACACCGCTCCAACTCCAGTGGTTGCTGTGGTTTCTTTAACCCGGTCTTTAATTACAAGAGTCATAACATAACCTTCAATAATTTCCCCATATGCTTGGTCCCAGCTTGGCAAAAGCCACAAAACCTAAACTTTGATTCATCCATTCGTTGTGACAAAAATCATTGTCTTCGGGTGTTACCGGAGAAATGCCTTCCTCGGAAACATTAAAAAGCCCTATCGGCACAACCTCCGTATCGATAAAGGTAAACTCTCCCCGATCATTGATGCCTACTTTTTCATCTTCGCCGTACCAAACCTGCACAACTTCTTCGTCGTTGTCAGAGTGGCTGAGAGCACGTTTTAACGCAGTTATCGGGTCGGTAGCCTTGCCCCATGCGCCGGACATTCCGCCACAAAAGGCAAAAAACGTATAGCCGTTTGGCAACAAATGATCCTCCATCTTAGGGAAGGGCCATCACCCTGAGAACCCACTCTTGGCCTTCTTCCGACCATTCATACATATTTCCGTTGGTTGGATACGGGGACGGGGCTTCCCAATCGTAGTCGCTGTTTAGCGTCCAGCTAGGGTAGGGCTGTACAGACAAAAACACATTGTTGACCGAGTCATACCTTCCTCCCGGAGAAGCAAAACGCTTTTTAAAGTTGTTGTTGTAACTTGTCTGCACCCATGTCCCGCCGAGCAAGTTTTGACAGAATTCCTTGCCAAGTTGCTCCTGCTCAACCCCGTCCTCATCCGTAATAACGTCATTGTTAACAACAATAACCCTAAGAACGATGCCGTCGTCAGAAATTTCTGCAAAATGCGCCATATCTAAGTTATCTCCGGGTGTTTAATGATGACAATTCCCGAGCCGCCAGCGCCGCCTGTGGCCGAGGAATAACAGCCACTATTATTACCGCCACCGCCACCGCCGCCAGAGTTGACGCCGCCTGTGCCGCTACCGCCATTACCGCCGTGACCAGCGCCGCCGGAGCCGCCACCGCTTGTTCCACCACCGCCACCGCCGCCAGCGTAATAGTAATTTGACCCACTCTGTTCTGCTCCATTTAGATTGGAGCCATACCAGTTAACAATGCCGCCTGTGCCGCCGGAGCCGCCAGAGGAGTAGCCATTACCGCCATTACCGCCGTTGACGACACCGTAGCCTTTTTCGCCGCCGCCGCCGCCGCCAGAGCCTGCCACGCCATTACTGGTTCCATTACCGCTCGAATAGCCGCCGTTACCCCCGTAAGTGCCGCCAGTGCCGCCCGCTCCATAACTTCCCGCACCACCGCCACCAGAACCCGAGGCGTTGCCGTTGCTTGTTCCGGCCATAGGACCACCGCCCCATGTGCCTCCTCCTGCACCGCCATTCGACGTAACACTGTTAAATGAGGAGTCACTGCCAACTGCGCCGCGTTGAGAAGAACTTCCCGAACCACCAGAGCCGCCCGCTCCTATCGTAACAGTGTAATTGCCCTCGGGAACATCGATTTCGCTACCAGTGTTTAGCCATCGAAAAGCACCTGAGCCACCGCCTGCGCCGGTCGCACATATTGGAAAACTGCCGCCACCTCCGCCGCCACCGCCAACAATCACATACGCAACATCTTCAAGTGTTCCGCCGGATACAGACAAGGTGCCTGTGGATTTAAAGTATCTAAAAGTTTCGCCGCCGTTGTTGTAAACAACATCCCCGCCAGTGACCTCAAGTTTGCCTCCTGCGGCGCTAAATCCGCGAGCAGAGCCTCCCCCGGCTGTAGCGAGCATAGGCATTATGCGAACTGCGTCTGACTTGCAAAAACTGTAAACGCCGAGTTGCCTGTTTTAATAACAGTAAACACATACGAATCTACAGAGTTTGCGTTACCAGAAGATGGCGCAGTCCCACCAGACCATTCTGGAGTAACATTAGAACCATCTATCCGCAGAGTGCCAATGTAATAAGCTGAACTGCCCTGCTTCATTAATATCGCACAGGTCATGCTTTCGCCTGTTGCCATTACGGAGTTAAGCGATGTAGAGCCGTCTCCACGAAGATTAATTATACTGTTTCCGGTCTGATTGGCGTTGTAGAACTGCACCGCCTGCGTCAAAAAATCAAAATTGAGTGTGCCGCCTGTGACTGTCGAAATATCTACCTTTTCGATTATCTCGGCAAGTGATGTGGTGCCAATAAACTCAACTTTAGCGCCTGCATCTGCGGTGACTGCTTTTGACGCTTGTGACGTGCCAAGCGTGGTAACGTCCACATAATTTATCTCTGTTGCTGTAGATGTGACACCATCCAGAATGTTTAGCTCTGCCGTAGTAGAGGTTACACCATCCAAAATGTTTAGCTCTGCCGTAGTAGAGGTCACTCCATCCAGAATGTTTAGTTCTGCCGCAGTCGATGTAACTGCCGTGCCACCAATTACCAGTTGATTGGAGCCGTTCAAATACACGGACTTGCCTGCGGGATAGTTAACAAACACTTCCTTAGTTCCTGCGGACAAGTCAACAGCAGAGCCGCTGTTAGAGCTAGAAAGAACCGTTGTTCTAGTCAGCGTCGTGCCGCTTGTCGTGAACGTGCCAAGGCCCACTTCAAAATCATTATTGGTGTCATCAACAATTGCGTAATAGGTTGTATCACCATTTGACAGGACTGAGGAGAAAGTAACAAAGTTAGCTTCCGCACCGTTAAGCGTAATGGTGCCCGTTCCCGTGGTAGTAGTGGTTTCTTTTACGCGATCAGCAAGGACTAAAGCCATGGTTATGCAATCCGGATAATGGCATTAGAGGCATCAGGAGTTGGAAATACAATGGTGAAGTCTCCCGCACTAGACGACTTGTCCGAGCCAAAATCCAGCACAACAATTGTGTTGGTGGTGCCTGACCCTGATCCTGCCGTAGTGTTATATACCAGACACCCGCGCGCTGTTATGGTTGACGATCCAAACGTCAAATCAGCAAAGTCGGTCAAGGCCGTAGTGCCTGACGTGGTGGGGGTGACGTTAGTTAAAGTACCCCCTCCCGCGCTATAACCCGTACCACTTACCTCGTTAGAAGTTGTGTATGCGGTCGTAGACGCATCAAAGCTCGCGCTATTAGTATACAAAGCCAGCTTAAAAGTATCGCCGGAGCTATTAGTAAAATCGTGTTTTGCCTGAAGCAATTCTTGCTTAAAAGACGTACACATGAAGTTTCCTGAAAAAGCCATATCAAAGTCTCCTGATAAGTTCGGCTAGGTCTTTTTGCCCTGCATCACACAGTGCGTTGTAAACAGTAGTTCGGTCACTGGTGACCGCCTCTTTCATATAAAAAACAAGGACCGCACTTAAATGGTCTTTGTAAGCAAGCGCCTGCTCTTTAATAGCGGGCGGGGCAGTATCAGAAACGCTGATAAGCTTATTAAGGCATCGCTCGGCCACCTCTTCCGGGGTGAAACCGCGATGGTTGGTAGTTTTAACTTCAACTATTCCGGGGCTTATTTTACCCCCTTCTACCATCATTGTTTAGGCCTTATTAGCATTCCAGTGCGATATTGATCCGTAACTTCTTTATTTTCACCGAATTGTTTCATACCCGCCAACGCCATTTGAAGCTGTTGAGTATACAAAGCAATCATATCCGGCTCACCTTTCATGAAAGTATAAGCTTCAAGCAAGCTACCGTATAGCATCGCTAACGGAGCATTTTCACTAAGCCAAGACGTAGCGGTGTCCGCCAAGCTGGTTAAGCTAGCAGGTCGGTAGTAATAATGTAACTCAGCAACATACGCTTGGTCAGGGGTTGGCGTCAAAATAAAATTAGACCTATCAAATAAGGCATAGTATTTAGGCGCTCCTGTGATTGTTTCATCCGGCCAGTAAGTCTGTACGAAGTTAACGTCCTTAAAATCTACAAAAGTTTTGTCTCCAGCAACTTCAAGGGACAAAGAAAAAGGCGCTAAGAAATCAGAGGGGCAATCCAAATATTTGTTGGTGTTTGTGGTATTTCCCAAAGCGTTTTTACGAAAATCCGTAAGTTGCACCATTTTAAAGATGCGTTCTTCCGCATTACGAATAAAGATAGGCAGGTTGTTGACGAAAGTTGTTTCGTCATTTTCTGCGTAATCTTGTATCGCTTGTTTTAGCTCACCGTATGTAAAACTCATGTCGTTGTCACCGATACAGTACCCACAGAACCCCCAAGGGCCGTGGTAATTTCTATTTCAGAGGGCATTTGCACCGGGGACGCCGAATAAATGCTGTTGGTGGTCTTTACCAAAAAAGCACTGGTAGGGTTGTCTGAATCAGGCCTTGGGTTTAAAAGAGCTTGAGGACCAACGCCTATTTTTGTCGGCTGTAACTGAGGTTGTTTAGGCTCATATTCGTCCGGACCCACCAACAAGCCGTTCCATTCTCGCCGCATTTCGTTAAGTTTGTAACGAAACCCAGATCGGTCAGAAATACCGAGAGCAAACCTACCTGTAGCAAAGCGGGCCATTAAAGAAGCCTTGAATAAGCCATGGACGGCTGTATGTTGAACGAAGTTCTGTCCCTGTCCTCAGATGCGGCTCTTTCAAACTCTTCCTCATATACGGCCTTGAGAAGTTGTACGCGATCGGGCGCTCGTTTTATAGCTAAGTAATAAGCAAGCCCTGCCGCCAAACACGGATAAAACCTGAACGGAATGTCCATGGTGTTTGTAAAAGTATCTGCGTCGTCCATTCTCACCAGCTTGTCAATAATGACAACGTCTGTGCTGTTTTCTGGCACGGGCCAAAGCTTTAGCGTCGGGTCAATTTGACGGTCTACAAAAAATTGTGCCGGTCGAGACTGCGTCGTTTTTGTAGGGATATTGATGTAATCCCCGCGACTAATGCGTTGCAGGGTATAGTCCGTGCTATCCCTACGAACAATTGCGTCCAAAACGTCAATGGTAGACGCGCCCAGAGCATAGTTACCGGTGCCTTTTGTCAGGGTTACCGTAGATTGCTCAATGGTCCATTGGTTTAACCCTCGGTTAGCCCAATCACCCAGCATCAAGTTCAACGACCGTTTGGCCGTTTTAAGGTCATAGCCAGTACGGACTTCTAAGCCGCACCGCTCAAAAGCCTCTTCAACGTAATCGCTTACATCTAGCTCAAAGTTTGTTGAACCTGATACGGTCATTATTTATAACCTCGGACCCGTGGCTTTGGAGGAGACTTCATGGCCTCCTCTTTGTGAGCATTTACACCGCCGCCCGCACTAAAAAACCCCATCTTATTGCGAACTTTAGTGGGCAACTTAGACAGCCCTTTGTTTGCTTTTGGGACGGCTTTTAAATCTTTTTTCATTCTTAAAGAGCCTTTTTTGAACTACTGCGGACGCGAGACTTCGTGACTCCGCCACCTTTTTTCATGGGAGCCGCTTTAGGCTTGGCCGCCATGCCGCCACCACGCATTTTTTTAACAGCACCACCGCCTTTTTTCATAGGAGCCGCTTTAGGCTTGGCCATCATGGCCCCGCCGCGCATTTTTTTAACGGGGGCTTGCTTTTTCTTAGCCATTTTTCGATTAGTTCCCGGCATCACACAATCTCCTGTATGTTTCCTGTCGTTCGTCCCAAAGATGTGCCATCTCAGGAT